TCATAGTGTTTTCCCTATCTCCGCGTTAATGCTGCCTAACCGTTGCTGTTGTTTGAAGGTCAGCCCGTCCAACCGGTCCGCCAACACCAACCGAGTCACCCCCAGTTCGTCGGCGAGCTCATCAATCGTGGCAGCCCACCGCCAAGACTCCTCCAAGGTCTCGAACGGGATGAGCAGTTTCGCGGTCACAGCACGGACGCGGGCTTCGACTAAGGATGGCTGGCAGGTGGTGTGCCCGCAGGCGATGTGGACGAGTTCGTGCATCACCGCACACCGGTACTCGGTTTGATTCATCCGGGGGTCAACCCAGATGTGAGTGCCATCGGTGGCGGCGGGGATATGGTCGGCTGGTCTACGGTGGATCACTCTGACATGGGGCGCGAAGGACTGAAGAATTCGTTCAACCATGCCCACCATGCTGGCTGTTAGCTAGGACACGATAAAATGAAGCAGCAACCAAAAGCGTGTGACCGCGCGGGGCCCAAAGTGTTATACTGGGATCACCGAGGCCCTTGACGCGAATAGTCGCCGTATGGTTGGCGTTCCCACAATCGTGGGATAGCACCAAGGGCCGACTTTTTATCTCGTGAAATTCCAGTACGTGCCCTGCGGCTGATACGTCCGAGGTCGAATCCGCAACAAATGCTTGTCGTCACTGGGTTTATTCGTTCGGATACACCGATTCACCGCACCAGCAGCCATATCTGCCAACTGGATCCCAGCGTTGAATTTTGAATCATCGAACTTCACCGCCCGGATCGTTCCAGGACTCTCCCGGTTGACCATTCGCATCAAGTACGCCTCGTCTTCGATACCGAACCCTTTCGTGTCGTGACCATCAATAACGATCTTTGCGTCGCGGATCTGGTCGTAGTTCTTCGTCAACAACATCCTGATCGCATAGCTTTTGAGTGCGGCTGGGCTGCTACGCAACTTATGGCTATAGATCTTGCTCTTGTCAAAGAAGATCACCCGAAGGTGGTAATCAATATGATCCGTGCAGTTAAAGAAGCAGTCCTTGACGCGTTCTTTGGTCTTCGCATATTTGAACTCAGGCTTGTGCCGATTATGCGCCAAACATTCTTCTATCGCCCGTTTGAGCGCTTCGATCTGGAATGGGTCACGGAATACAGCAGCAGCCATAACTAGATGGCTTGATGCTCCATGCTCGAACTTGAAACCGCCGTCGCCGGAGTCGTCGATAAAAACGTGCACAGGCTAGTCCCCGCCGTCCTGGTTTTCTTCGCCGAGCCCATCAAAGAACTCATCGTCCTGATCAGCTTGGATCGGCATGTTTGGGTGTGCCGCTAAGAATTCTGGATCCAGCGACGGGATCTTCTGTTCAGACTCAGAACTTTGGGTGTCATTGTCCGGGCTATCGACAGCACGGAGGTCTGGGCGGTTGGGTTCTTGGGCTCGTTTGCGGAGTTCATTTCGTAGCCTTTCAATCTCACGATTGGTTTTCAGAAAGGCACGTGCCGCATAAATCAGAGCTTCACGCTGGTCTTGGTCCAGTTCATCAACATCTGGTGGGAGTTGGTCTGCGAATTTCGCGGCCACATATTTACGGCCTGCAGCTTCATACACCCGCTCTTCGGAGAGGCCGGCCAGGAAGGCCAGCGCTTCGAGAGTTTTTGCCTGCGGCTTGGACCGGTAGATCCCTGCCACGATTCGGTCAAAGGTAGTTGGTGACATGGTCTTGCCAGCGCGCTCAGCGATTCGTTGCATCTGTCGTCCGCCGACGCCGTCGTGGCGTTGCTGGGCGATCAGCGCGATGTCTCGCAGTGATTCGTTTTGGCTCGTGCTCATGTCCTCAACTTTCCCGGTACTGGTACTAGTAATACCAGCGCAAAGTGAAAAGTAATTATTACCAGGTCGGCTACTTCCCTTGCATTGTATGGCATCCACGGCCATTAGTAATACTTGCAGTGCCAATTGCGGCATGCTACAGTTGTTTTCACCGAAGAAAGAGGGCACAATGGTTTATACACAGCAACCAAGAGTTACTCCACTGAAGAAGAAGTGGAGCCGACCAAAGGAAAGAATTGCAGGGCACACCTACATGAAAGTACGCGACTATGAGCTCATGAGAGAGCTCAGAGAAGAGCAGGGCCTAACGCAAACCCAGCTAGCGGTTCTCTCGAAATGCAGTCAGGCCACGATTAGCGCCATCGAGAACGAAAACCTCACGACGATCAGTGTGGACCTTGGCACTCACCTGGCTTACTGGTTGGGGCGTCGTCCGCGTGAACTTTTTGACGAGTTCGACGACCGTGAAGTTGCTGCGGTCAAAGTGAAAATTGATACACGCCGCACTCGTCACCGTAAAGCGGAGCCAGCAGCATGACAACACCGAAAAGCGGCCTAGGGCTTCTAGCTTCCGCATATAAGGCCACGTTTGGCAGCGGACTGGTGACCGACTTTGAGTCGGTTGTCGCTGTCGCCTATCAAAAGATTGACCCCCACCGTGCCGGGTAGGGGCCAAAACAGTCAACTCGAAAAAGGAGTATCTGATGTCTACTTTACCACTTGAATATGCCACCGAAGCCAGAGATACGTACATCCGAAGCGCACGGGCTCGGACTGTTGTGCTTCACCAGCTCAACGATGTGCGTCGTGACCCGGCCGCGCTTGCCTCCTCGGGCGTGACGACCGAGGAGGTCCAATCCGCATTTGAGACGGTATGGAAGGTCTCCGCGTTCTATGAATCCAAGCTCTGGCTTGAGGCCAACGAGGAACGCAAAGCCAACGACCGGATTGTTGAGCCGTTGCGGCGTGCAGTGTCTGGTGACGCCTCCCCGGTAGCGCCCCTGCCTGACGAAGAGGACGACTGATGACCGCCACCCTCTCCCCTGATCTGCTTGAGGTTCGTTGCTACACGGTTCGTGAGGTAGCCGAACACCTCGGGACCTCCCCCGGGTTTGTTTATAAGGAGATCCACGCTGGACGTCTCACCGCCGTGAATCTTGGGACCGGTAGCAAGTTCCGTGTTCGCCACTGCGACCTCATCGAATATCTCGATTCCCATGCCCATTAAGAGGAGCACCACCATGACTGAACCTATACCTACTGATGGTCTGGCCGAGATGCTTGAACGGTTTCAGAAACAGGGCGTGGACTTTCAGACCGCGTTCAACATGATGAACCGTCAACTCGGCGGTAACTTCCCCGCCTAACACTTAGGCAAAACTCTCTCTCATTATTTCACGCCGCCTTTTGGCGTACCCAGGTTCTAAGTCCGTGCCACTACTGGGGTGGTTTCTCGGCAAGCAAATGCTGAAAGGAGCGTCTATTGGCATGTCCAAAAATAGTTCAACTGGGTTCTGGGATGTTTACCGAACCATAAAAAAGACCGCTAAACAAGAGGGTCTGAAGCTGTCGTCCAAGAAGGTTTTCAATATCAGCAACTATTACATGCGGTTACTTGAGGATGCCGTTAAAGAGGATGAGGAATTGCAATGCGATTTTGATCCGACGACGTATAAGGATCCGACTGGTGATGCGGCCGTCAAGCATTGGTTCCGGTTGATGGCTAGAAGTTTAGTCACCCAGGCAATACGTGCGTCGATCTGTAGCGCGGCAATGGTCACGGATAAAGGCATCGTCCGGTGTGACCAGCCCGCCGTCCACGTTCCTGGTTGGGACACGGACAACCCGGTCTGTGAGCACCACATGGAGCAATTAACGAAAAATAACTACCACAGAAAAAAGAAGAAGCCCGGTTCGGGAACACCGGGCATTTTGGTTTAAGAAAGGAAAACCAAGATGCAACATATTATACCGCATACTAACGAATCACCATTTGATGCGATCAAGCAGACCGACGAACACGGTAATGAGTGGTGGTCAGCACGTGACCTGATGGAAGTCATGGGTTACCCCACCTGGCAACACTTCCGTCCAGTGATTGAACGTGCTATGAGCGCATCAGCGAATCAAGGTCACACCCCCGAAACCCTTTTCAAGGTCAACCGTGAAAAGTCTGGTGGCCGTCCACGTGAAGACTATTTGATGTCACGGTTCGCTTGCTATCTGGTCGCCATGAACGGCGACCCGCGAAAACCAGAAGTTGCTGGCGCTCAGTCGTATTTCGCGATTCAGACTCGTGTTGCTGAGACTCAGATTCCTCAGCAGATTGAGATGTCTGAGGATGAGATCTTGCATCGGGCATTAGAGATCTCTGCTGGCCGGGTGAAGGCTCTGGAAGCGAAGGTTGAGCAGGACGCCCCGAAAGTTGATTATCACGACACGTTTGTTGCTGATGAGGACCTGCTGTCTTTCCGCACTGTGGCGAGTGATTTGAAGATCGGTGAGCAGCAATTACGGCAGATGTTGATGGGTGCTGGATGGATTTATGCTCAGCACACTTCACGTTGGTCGCAGTCGAAGCAGAAAAAGATCCCGATTACCCGGTATAGCGCGTATGCGGAGAAGAAGAACTGCTTCCAAGCCGTGCTGCATCATGATGTGCCGCGTTTCCGTGGCGAGGTGATGCACACGTTGAAGATCACTCCGGCTGGCGCGTCTGCTATTGCACGTCTTGTGGAGAGAAAGAAGGCAGCATGAAAGGAAACAACCTAATGGGTGAGATTGACCAGATCATCGAGCGCATGGAGCAAGGGGAGATCAGCCACGCGACGGCGGAAGAGCTGATCCTTTTCGCACAAGAACGTGAAGACGACGCTAGACGACGCCGGGAAGGAATCGCATAAATGGAACTGTTCTTTTACATCATCCTCTCCATTCTTACTATCTCAGTGTTGTGGAGTGCGACTGAACTCCACTTGTTACGGCGCCGGATAGACACAACCGTTGACCGGGCAAGACGGCGCCAACAACGCTCACCCAAACTATTCGACCAGGAAACACAATGAGCCAATGGACAGAATCCTCGACCCCAGCATTCGTAACCGCAACCAACAAGTCGAAGCAGACGACGATCCCAGAAACGAGCACGGATATGACCGAGATAATTCATAACTTGCCGGCAGAAGAATACTTCGCTAACCCAGCATTCGGCAGCACCTCAATACGATATTTATCTGACCCAGAAATCAGCCTCCAAGAAGTCAAACATCTACTCGAACAGGATGAGCACAAGAAAGAGTATGACGTCGGCACGTTGGCTCACGCACTCATTTTGGAAGGCTCAATGGATCACCTCATCGTCGAGGTCGATGCCGACGACTACCGGACAAAAGCGGCACGAGAAGCACGCAACGCAGCCTACGCCGCAAATAAGATCCCAGTGAACAATTCGGAATGGGCCACGATCATAGATCCTATTGTCCAGATGCAGCAAGCCGTCATGGGACACGACATCGCTAAAGACTTGCTGACAGGGCACTCGCCAGAGGTGAGCTTGTTTTGGGAACAAGAAGGTATGCCAATGAAAGCCCGCATCGACGCGCTCCATGAGGGTCGGAAACTCGCAGTGGATTTGAAAACGGTTCGCTCAGCAAGACCAAATGACTTCAAACGACAAATCTCCGACCTCGCCTACTACATTCAAGCATCCCACTACCTCAACGGATTAGAGACTGTCACCGGAGACAAGTACGACTGGTTATTCGTGGCAGTCAGCAAGTCTGAACCATGTGTTGTGTCAGTTCATCGGTTGAGCCCAGATGCACTCACTGAAGGAGCTATCCGTATTGGTCATGCCATCGACCGCTACAAGGCCGCACAAGAGCGCGGGTGGACTGGTTATGAGGAAATATTCACCCAAGAACTCACGCCCTGGGAGTCCATGAAAAATGAGTCCCTGCTGGATGACGAAATCTTTGTAGGAGGTGCAGCATGAATTTGGATATGAGTGGCACGATAGTTGCCAAATCTGACCAAATCAATGCTTCCGACATTACTCAGCCGACGATCATCACTATCACCGATGTTAAGGTGAAAAAGGGTGACGATCAGCCGGTTTGGATCACCGTGGCTGAATACCCTAAACGCTATTTCAAACCAGGGCTGACTGTTCGCCGGATTCTTGCCCACCTGTGGGGAAACGACGGGGCGGCATATATTGGCCGGCAAATCGAAATCTACAACGATTCAACCGTGAAATGGGGAGGCCAAGAAGTCGGTGGCATTCGTGTCTCGCGCATGAGTCACATAGATAAGCCCGAAGTATTGGCTCTGCCTGAGGGGCGCGGCAAGTGGAAAGACTTCTATGTTGAACCACTCCCCCAACAACCGCAGCAACAGCCTCAGCAGTCCCCACAGGCTGCCCCTGATTGGGATGAGGCGATCTCTGACTGCCAGGGCAACACTGACGATCTGCGGGCCTTATGGACGCAAGCACAAGAAACCGGCGCCCCACAAGAAGTCCTCAACAAGATTCAAGCAGTAGCACAACAAGGAGACCAACAGTAATGGCGAACGTCAGTTTTCGAGGCAATGTCGGCAAGGTGTTCGGCCTCAAGCGTTCCCAAGACGGCAAACCGCGCTTCCAGTTCAGCGTTGCGGAAAGTCATGGCCGGTTCGACCAGCACAATCAATGGCAAGACACTGGAACGACATGGTGGAACGTGACCGTATTCGGGAAACAGTCCGAGAACCTGGCAGACATTATCCAGGAAGGCCAGAAGCAACAAGTCGTGGTTACTGGGCGCTCGCAAACTCGACGGTACGAGCACAACGGTGAGCAGCGCGAATCATTAGACGTTGCGGCTGATCATGTTGGGTTAGTCCACCGGGCTAACCAGCCTCAGTCGTCCCCTGCTGCTAACTGGAACAACGCGCCAGAAAACGCATGGGCAGGTGGCGGACAACAGCAAGGTGGCAACCCTCCTTTCTGACCCGTAGCACTACGAATTAGTCAAGACACCTTTTCGGGTGTCTTTTTTATTACCCAAGGCCCGGTCAGACGCATTGTTTGGCCGGGCCTCACTTGCACCTAGGAGACCAATGACGAATACCACCCTTGAATGGCGGGAGCAGCCCAGCAGAGACTCAGCAGACTGTCAGCGCGGTTGCTGCAAAACAATCTACAACGTTTGTTACGCCCGATACCAGTGCCGATGCCATCAGATTGCGGTGCTCAAATGATCTGGTACTGCGGGCCAGCTTGTGAGCCCCTCGTGAAATTCTCGACCTCCGAAGAAAAGGAGCTGGCATGAATGTTGAATTCATCCCCGCCTTCTCATGAAGGACGGGGTTTGTATTTTATGCGAAGACTACCACTGGCAAACAGAAATCTTTTCACAACTTAAGGACAACAAATGACCAACCCGCAGAAACCTATTGACCCTGCGTACAGCCTGAAATCTGCTGAAACTATCGGGGAACACGTGTCTCAGATCGCCATCGACGGGATGGGCGAATACGCCGTATTCACCAACACAAACCCCGAACTTTTGGCTCAACAACTCAGAGACATCGCAAACCACATCGAAGAAGAAAACCAGCCATGACCCACACGCCTTCGAGGAGAGCCCATGCAGTTACCAATTAAAAAGTTAAACCCGGACGCGAAACTTCCAACACGTGGCTCAGCCGATTCAGCTGGGCTTGATTTATATGCGCTAGGGTCCACCAGGATCGCGTCAGGAGCACGCGTAGCTGTCCCAACAGGTATTGCAGCATCAATACCTCACGGGCACGTTGGGATGCTGTTTATCCGGTCAGGACACGCACTAAAACACGGGTTGTCCCTCGCTAACGGAACCGGCGTTGTGGACGCAGACTACCGTGGCGAAATTATGGCAGTCGTCCATAACACTGGCATGCAACCGTACACCATCCACGACGGTGAACGATTCTGCCAACTCGTAATCCAAGAATACGTTCACGCCCTTGTGGTCGAAACCTACTCGATGAGTGGCACAGACAGAGGGGGTGCCGGTTTTGGGTCAACAGGTCAATGAACTCAGCATGGACCGGGTGACAACTTCAAATGACAAGATGACTGAATACGAGCTGTTTGTGACGGCCCCACATGAAGGAGGCAAGCCGTTATGGATAAACGCGAATCAACGCCAACACTGGGCCGTGAAAGCAAAAAACACGAAGCTATGGCGCCAAGCAACAGCACTTAGAGCGCGTCAAATGAAACTCCCAACAGGGCTAAAACGCGCTCACATCACCGTGCACGTCCACAAGAGCAACAGGCGCACCTACGACGTACACAACCTCTACGGAACAGCAAAAGCCGCCATTGACGGGCTCATTGACTACGGCGTCCTGCCAGATGACACGAATGCTCACCTGACCGGACCAGACATGCGAGAAGGCGATCCACGACCCATCGCAGGAATCACCATCACCATCAAGGAGACGACATGATCAACTTTATTTACCGCCTGAAATTCAAAGGCGCCCTATCAGCAACGAAGACAGTGCGTCTGTCAGAGCTTCGGGAGTACGTCAAATCGTTGGAACACCTGGACGATGACCAGATCATTCAGCTAGTTGATGACGCTGTGGAAGCGCACACGCCAGTGAACGACTCGAAGTCAACCGGCAATTCAATCGGCATCGCCTTGCACTGCGAGTCCTTCCCACCCCGTGACCACCTTGGCAGATTCGCCAAACGGAAATAAGCACACACCATATTCAAGCTGACCGCCCAATGAGGCGGTTGTTTTGTTTAACAGCTGGGGTCAGCACACGTTGGCCCCAGCTACCTTACCTAAGAGGCGTTTATGTCTCACGAATCATTCCACTCCCGCGCTGGCGATTACTTCGGGACCTGTCCTGTGACTGGCAAACGCGGGTACACCAGCCGCAAACAAGCACGCCGAGCCAGACAAGGCAGTGGTCACGTCCACGGTAACCCCTACAAGTGCCGACACTGTGGACTTTTTCACCTCGGCAGGTACAAGGCAGCGAAAACCCGCGACGAATACCGGGGCATGGTTGATCGGGGTTATGTTCACGTGAACACCGCGAGGAAAGAGCTCGGGGTCAGTCTGAACGTCTTGTTGCTTGCCCTCGACCACCTGGGCGTCACCCCAGAAAACAGCCATATACCTGCCAGTGTTCTACACCAACTCAAACAGCTCACCTACCGGTGAGGAGCCAACATGAGCCGCGAAAAGTACAACCTAAAACTCAGCGTTGACCTAGACGACAACACCACATTTGGAGACATCAGGAAATTCGTAGAAGCACTCAAGGGAATGCCAGACGACATGCCCACATTCTTCGCAAACGAAATGTCAAACGAAGGACCAGAACTACTCGGATACCTAGACCAAGCGCAGGAAGGACTCAGCAATGGCTAAGATGCGCGGGATCAAGCCGGAGACTTTCACTGACGACAAGATCCTGCAAATCTCACCATTAGCACGCTGGCTATTCATCGGCATGTGGACTCAAGCGTGCGATAACGGGCACGTCGAAGATAACCCGGTGCAACTCAAAGTCCGGTTACTTCCAATGGATAACTGCGACGTGAAAGAGCTTGTTGATGAGCTAGTCAATATCGGGCTGGTGAAGCGGATTGAAGGACACTTGTCGATCCCGAACCTTCCTCATCATCAGAAGATCGACCGCAGATTCTTAGTTTTCTGTGAAGCGTGTGAGTTCGACCCTGATGTGAAGTTCTACCCAAAAGACAAGCTGGCACGCTCACCGAGCAAACGACGTGCAAGCAAGGCGGAAGACGAAGGTAAAGACACCCGCTCGTCGGGCGCTCGTCGTGCACTCGTCGATGAAGGTGAAGGTGAAGGTGAAGGTGAAGGTGAGAGAGGCGCGCAGTCCAAGCCTTCCCGCAAAACCCGCATCCCAGACGACTGGGAACCTACCGACTCTCACAAGAAGCGTGGGGCAGAGAAGAACCTGAACCTCGCAGAAGAAGCTGAGAAGTTCAAGAACTGGGCAATAGCCAATGACCGTAAATACGTGGACTGGAACCGGGCGTTTAGTAACTGGCTGATCAACGCACGACCTCAACCCTCAAGATCTTCAGGGGATGACTCATGGCACAAACTGATGAACTGGAACAAGCAGAACTCGGCCTGATCGGGGCAACACTCAACAGTGCTGGACGAGCGTTCACCGAACTGGACTTTGACCCGACAGACTTCCGTCACCCCGTCATGGAACAAGTCTGGCGGGTCATGCAGAAAATGGTCCAAGACGGGAAACCAGTAGACCAGGTGACACTCATACACGCTCTAGCGAACAGTGACATGCCGGTAGAGCCATCGCTGATCCACAAGGCTGTAGAGGTCGCACCATCCCCTGCTTCAGCGAACTACTACGCGGGCATCGTCGCTGAGCACGCGGCCCGTAGGAGGCTAGCAACCGTGGGCCGGTCGATCATCGACCTAGCAGGCCAGCCCGGTAGCGTGGACGCGCTCATCGATGAGGCGAGAAAAAAACTCGACAACACGACCCGCGTGAACATCACTAGCCCGGTTCAGTACGTGTGGGAAACGATGGGCGACACGGTAGCAACGTTCACGGAGGGTGACACGTTCATTGAGACCCCGTGGCCGTCCTTGAACCGGATCATCGGCGGGCTAAGGCCAGGAGCGGTATACACGGTCGGCTCAAGGCCAGGTGTCGGCAAATCCGTGTTGGGTATCGAACTAGGGTTAGTGATGGCACAACACGGCGGTGTTGCGCTGTTCAGTCTTGAGATGTCCCAGGATGACGTAAACAAGCGGATTCTGGCTAATCAGAAGCAGATACCGATGAACCGGCTCATGTCGCCGTCTGAGCTCACGGACGTCGATTATCGGAAGATCGCGGAATGGCGTAACGAGTTCAGGCGGCCTTTCGCGGTGAATAAGTCGCCGCAGGTCACCATCGGGGAGATACGCCGGTTTGCCAGGAATGTGGATCGTCGTGACCCTCTGGCCGGTGTCGTGGTGGACTATCTGCAACTGATGGGGCAAGCGCCGAACGACAAGCGGGCCAGGCAGGAGTTTGTTTCCGACATGTCCCGGAACCTGAAATTGCTAGCTATGGAACTCGATGTGCCCGTGGTCATGCTCAGCCAGCTCAACCGTGAACTTGAAGGTAGAAATAACGGCATGCCGAAACTCTCCGATTTGCGCGAGTCGGGGTCGATCGAACAAGACAGCGACGTGGTACTGCTCCTCCACCGCGACATCGTAGACGAGGGGAAAGCTCACGAACTCCAAATGATCGTCGCCAAAAACCGCCACGGCGCACCAGGAGGACTCACACTCGACTTCGCAGGCCACTACAGCAAACTCAGAGAACCACATGGAGGATTCTAATGACCACTTTTCGCGACAACGGCGGGAAACTCCCGGCAGGACTCGACTACTTCCACAACCTACTCAGCCCGCCAGGACCATTCATGAGACTGCTCAAACATAAACGTCGGCCCATCGTCAAAGTGCGACGCATCTGGCGCGGACCAAACCCCATCACTGGGCAAACATTCTCAACCTGGTATTGGCAATGCAAACTATGCGACCACCACATGAACCCCCGCGACGTTGGCAGCACCTACTACGGCGAACTCTGCTTCACCTGGGCCGACGCTCAGGCCGACGCCGCCGAGGACCTACCCGGGGCGGCCTGACACACAGGAAATCACCGAGGACCTGTCCACAATCCTTGACACAGCCCAGCCTGCGTAGACCTCATCCACCAAGTCGCCGAAGAAACAGCCACCACACCAACGGAGGATTCTAAACAGTGACTACTGACACTCTCGACCTTCTCCACCAACTCACCAGAACACACAAAACCACCATCGAGAACGACGACGGAACACGCCAATACGTCGAAGTACACTCCTACCTCGCCCAACTCCAAGACGCCATCACCGGCAAATCACGCGGAAGAGGCGGCAACCAAACCAGCGCACCACTCAGCACAAACGCACTCGACCTCTGGCACGAAATCGCAGAAACCACGCTGCAACACTGGCCAGGCTACGGGCGCCCACACCTCGCCAGAACCCCACTACACAGGCGCATCCAGCAATGGGCATCCGTCGCACTGAACTCCAACGACGAACACGACGAAGCCACCCTCAACAAGCACCTAGCCAGATGGGTCCGAGAGATCCAAGCACTCTTCGAACCAAGCGTCGAACTCAGCGCGCCATGCCCCGAATGCCACGAAACCTACGTCTGGAGACACGAAGCCGGCGAAAACATCAGGAAACGCTGCCTCACCTTCAACAAACACCGGGCCACCTGCATCAACTGCAAAACCACCTGGGAAGGCAAAGCATCAATGGCCAACCTCGCACGCATCATCAACCACGACGCCCCCATCAACGGGACACCAGCACACACATCGCAAACCGAATAAAAATCTGCTATAGTAGTGAGTGCCCCGGTGAAGTGTCTGATTTTCCGAGAGCAACACAGAAACCCCGACCGTTTTGGTCAGGGGGTTTTTTGTTTAAGCCCGGCCCCACCGGATACGCAAACCACAAGGGCCGGGCACAAAACCTGCAACCTGAGAAAACCCTGGGCTAAACTGGCTCTTCACAATCGAGGGTGTAGACGGGGCTTGAATCCTCCGCTCTCGAGCAAGGACCTGGCGATGTAGTTGGTTGGGTTCCGGAAGCCCAGGGCGGATCCGCGCAGGTGTTCGAGTCGTCCGTTGATGGCCTCGGTGGGTCCGTTGGAGGTTCCGGGGCGGTCGAAGTAGGCCAGGATGTCTGCCGCCCTTTTCTTCAGCGTCCTACCCAGACCGGCTGATCAGCCTGGCCAAAGACAAAACCCTCACCATCGCCGCCGACCTCGACAGCAAGCACCAGGCCCGGCAAAAACGCCGCACCACCGGCATCCGCACCAAAGCCAGCTAACCCAAGTTTTCGCGCTCAAACTAGCTGAGGCACGACACTGCAGCCACGCGACCTCTCGCGCTCACGATCTGTGAGGCACGACTTACCCTTCGCGCTCAGTTTGACATGAGGCACTACGCAATGTCAGGACCGCTCTGGTCAGTATGGGAAGACATCGACATCTCAGATGACGCAGCAATGCAAGAGTACGATGAACTTGAAGCTCTCGTAGACAAATATGATAACGATATTGAACCCGGAGCCATCAAAGACGTATGGCTTATCTCCCAAGAAACAAGCCTCCCAGACGAGCTCACACGCCTCGGAATCAACGGAGGTAGTAGCTATATGGGCGGCACAGACGCACTCCCAGTCGAGATGGCAGAGTTTGACTTAGACTTCGAAGCCCCCACCAACTAATACGACCCGACCCTTCCAGCAGGACCCCTCCTTATGGGCGGGGTCCACCCCATTTAAAAGGCCCCCTCTACCTGACGTGGTACCCCACCACAGGCATGCCACCCCCACCCTGCGAAAGGGGACCCCATGCTCGTATGTGACGCCCACCCAGCAGAACGAGCCACCACAACCATCACCCTGCGCAGCGGCAAACAACTCACACTCTGCGGACACCACGCACGAACAGTCATCGAGCAGCTCATAGCGCAAGGCAAAACATTCAACGCCGAGAACCACAGCTGACCACAGGAAGTGATGAGTATGAAACAAAACTCATCACGAACAGGAACAGCACGATGGCGACGAGTCAGGCAACAGCGACTCGATCATGACTTCAACAACGGACTAACACACTGTCCAGACTGCGGAACGTTCCTTGACTGGGAATACAGTCGACGACCAAACAGCGCCGAACCAGACCACATCATCCCGCACAGCCAAGGCGGGCCAGACGCGTTCGAAAACACGCGGACCATATGCCGCAACTGCAACCAGCGGTCAGGCGGCAAACTCGGCGCGAAACACGGGGTAATCGCAGTACGAAAAGTGGAGTACCAGACCGCCCTCGACTGGTAAAAAGATTTTGAAAGTTTTTCGAAAAAAGATAGGTTCTGGGTTGCCTTCTGGATTCGGGTGTGTTAGAAGCCCGCGCCCCGGCCCAGGGGGCACCCGGTCCCCGTCACACCAAATCTAGCGCCCCGGGCATAGTGATATATTTTCAGCGTTTTCCACACGGCCCTGGGCGACAGGACACCGCTTAGGTGTAGTTCCTCGGGAGGTTGTGAACACTCGCGGTAGGAAGAAGACCTCCGGTACAGATGGGGTTTACCACAACACTCATCAATCCGGAGGTCTTCATGTCCCACCCTAATGCACCCCTGACGCCCGAAGGTCGCCGACGCCTGGCCGTGCTCATCGTCGAGGAGGGGTGGAGGATTCGTCGAGCTGCCGAGCGATTCCAAGTGTCACCCGCTACCGCGTCGAAATGGGCGACACGGTATCGGGCCGGAGACCCGTTGACCGACCGCTCGTCTCGACCCCGGCGCTGTCCCAACCGACTGTCACCCCGGCGAGAACGCCGCATTATTGCGCTTCGGTTTACCCGGCGGTGGGGCCCACATCGGATCAGTTACCACCTGGGGATCGCTCGATCGACGGTGGGGCGGGTGTTAGCACGGTACAACATGCCACCACTGGCCTGGTTGGATCAGGCCACCGGACTACCGATGCGCAAACTTTCGCCAGTGCGTTACGAGAAGGCCACCGCCGGGGAGCTGGTGCATGTCGACATCAAAAAACTCGGCCGGATCCCTGATGGTGGCGGCCACCGGAAACTCGGGGCAGCTGGACGCAAGAACAACGGGTATGGCAACACAGGCCGCGGCTACGCCTACCTGCATCACGCGGTGGATGACCACTCCCGGCTGGCCTATTCCGAGATCCTGCCCAATGAACGCCAAGACACCGCCGCCGCCTTCTGGCAACGCGCCCAAGCGTTCTTCACCGATGCTGGCATCACCGTCACCGCGGTGATGACCGATAATGGCTCCTGCTACCGCTCACGCCTGTTCAACGACACGCTCGGCCCAGAGATCAAACACCGGTACACCAGACCCTATCGGCCGCAAACCAATGGCAAAGTTGAACGCTTCAACCGCACCCTAGCCCAAGAATGGGCCTACGCTGAAACCTACTACAGCGACGAAGCCCGAGCCGAGACCTATGCTGACTGGTTGCACTACTATAATCACCACCGACCCCACACCGGCATCGGAGGCTCAACGCCCGCCCAACGCGTTCACAACCTCACGGGGAATTACACTTAGGAGGTGCTGTATGGCGGATAAGAAGCTTTTGAAAGCCGTTGACGGCGCATCGGTGCCTGACGGGTTGAGGGAGGCTCCTAAGACGATTTACGAGGCTGCTGAGTCTGGTTCGCAGTTGGACCAGTTGATTGCTCTGCGTCGTCGGATTGCTGCCACCTTGGATGCTGATACGACTTTGGCGCGTGATTTGGCGTCTTTGTCGAAGCGGATGATGGAGGTCTCTAAGGAGATTGAGCAGTTGCAGGCGCAAGAAGCTGAGCGGGCTAAGGATGCGGAGGTGAAGGATGGGAACATTAGCACCATCTGGAACTCCGAAGCTATCTGAGGTAGCTCGGCATCTTATCATGCCGGACGGAATTGTGTCGTCTGATTTCCCTTTGCTCGGTCCACAGATCGAGCGTATGGGGACACCGTTGGATCGTTGGCAGCAGGGGTTGTGTCAGGCGATTCTGGCGAAGCGTGAGAATGGGATGTACGCCTGCGGTATCGGTGGGGCAGTGGTCAGCATTCCGCGTCAGGTTGGGAAGACGTACACGATTGGTGTTTTGATTTTTGCACTGTGTGCGATGAATCCGGACATGCTGGTGTTGTGGTCTGCTCACAGGGCTAGGACGCACCAGGAGACTTTCAAATCGATGGACACGATGTCGAAACGGTCTGGTGTCGCCGCGTATGTCAAACGGGTGTTGACCGGGGCTGGTACGGAGGCTGTTGAATTTGCGAATGGTTCACGGGTTTTGTTTGGTGCTCGTGAGAATGGTTTCGGTCGTGGTTTTGCCAAGGTCGATGTGCTTGTGCTTGATGAGGCTCAGATCCTGACTGAGAAAGCCATGGAAGATATGGTTCCTGCGACGAACGCGGCTCCGAATGGGCTTGTGTTGATGATGGGCACTCCGCCTCGGCCTGGTGATCCTGGTGAGGTGTTTACGAGTCGGCGTGTTGATGCGCTGTCTGGTGACGACACTGACACGTTGTATGTGGAGTTCTCTGCTGATAAGAAGGCGAACCCTGATGACCGGGAGCAGTGGAAGAAAGCTAATCCGTCGTTCCCTGGTCGCACCACGGAGACAGCGATTCTTCGCGTCAAGAAGTTGCTCGGGTCTGTTGAGTCTTTCCTCCGTGAGGCTTTAGGGATTTGGGATGAAGAGCAGTTAGGCAAGAAGGCTGTTCAGTCTGAGGTGTGGGCAGCACGTCATGGGTCGTCAGATCAGGTTGAGTTGGCGTCTGAGGGTCGTCGTGTTGTTGGTGTCAGGTTCACTCCTGATGGTTCGACGGTTGCTGTGGCTGGCGCGGTGAAACCGGATGATGAGTCGTTACCATTTGTGGTTGAAGCGATTGATCAGCGGTCTACGAGCGGGGGCACTCAGTGGCTGGTTGATTTCCTGGTTGAGCGGCATACGGATTTGGCGCAGATTGTGATTGATGGGAAGTCTGGTGTCGGGTATCTTGTGAACGCTCTCAGGGCTGAGGGTGTCTCTGCGAAAACGATTTTGACGCCGACTACTGATGATGTGACAGCGGCTCATTCGATGATGGAGGCCGCTATTCGTGATGGTGGCCTGATACATACGGGCCAGGAGGCACTTGATGGCCAGGTGGTTGCGGCTTTGAAACGAAAGATTGGTACTGCTGGCGGCTTTGGTTGGGAAGCTCCGGATGGTGGCAGTGTGGCTTCATTTGAGGCTGTGACATTAGCGCACTGGGGTGCTCGTGTGACCAGGCGTAGACCAGGGAGGAAGGCGGTGATGTTGTGAGCGATTTGAGCGTGCGGGACATCGCTAACTTGTCGATTGTGAATGTCACCGATGATGAGATGGACACGATTCGTGCCCTGATTCGAGTGTGGCAGGATCGTTTGTCTCGGAACTTGGTCCGCACTGTTTATTATGATGCTGAGCAGGCATTCAAGGATTTGAATCTGATGTTGCCGCCGCAGTTGAAGAATGCGAAGTTTTATATTGGGTGGGCGAATATGGCGGTCCGGAAGGCCGCTATCCGTTCGCAGTTTGATGGTCTCAGGTTGCCTGGGGAAGATGACCCTTTTGAGTTGTCTGAGATTCTGGGTCAGAACAGTTTTGGTTTGGAGTTTTCGCAGTCGGTTGTTTCGGCGTACAAGCATGGCGTGTCATTCGTGACGGTTGCTAGGGGCGCTCCCGGTGAGCCGGATGTTCAGATTCAGTCGCATGAAGCTGAATCTGCTGCGGCGTTGTGGGATTACCGGAACCGTCGCATCAAGGCTGGCATCACGATTTCAGAGCTCGACGAAAAGGGGCCGTCCCGGTTTGTTGTGTACCTGGATGATGTTGTGCTGATTTGTGAGCGCAACGATTCTGGTAAGTGGGCTGCTGAGCGGTCTGCTAATCCTGTTGGCCGTGCGTTGATGGTGCCGGTTACTTATGATCCGCAGACGAATAAGCCGTTTGGTCGGTCGCGGATTACGAATCCGGTGATGTCGCTAACGGATATGGCTGTGCGCGCCTATGTCCGGATGGAAGGTAACGCCGAGTTATATAGCTCGCCGCAGTTGGCGATTGAGGGTATCGATCCTGAAGCGTTTGGGAATGTTTCGGAGCAGAAAAAGTTCAAGCTGGCGATGGACCGGCTTGTTGCGTTGACTCGTGATGAGGACGGCAACGCTCCGACTATCAAGCAGATGCAGCAGGCCACGATGACGCCGCATTCTGACATGTTGCGCACCGTGGCTATGGCTTTTAGCGGGGAGACGGGCATACCGCCGTCATCGTTGGGCATTATTCATGATCAGCCGTCGTCTGCTGAGGCGATTCGCGCGAATGAGCACGATTTGTTGATTGATGTCCAGTATCAGAATAAGTTCGTGTTGTCGTCTGCGGTGAAGCAGATTGCTCAGTATGCGGTGATGGTTCGTGATGGCTTGTCAGAGCCGCCTGCTGAGTCGCACAAGTTGTCTACTGTATTCCTTGATCCTGAGTTCCGTTCGATGTCTGCTCGTGCTGACGCTGCGGTCAAGCTGGCTTCTATTCCGACACTTGCTGATTCAACCGTACTGCTCGAAGAAATCTTTGATGAGGGTCAGATTCAGCGGGTTAATGCGGACCGACGTAGTGCGACTGTGGGTTCGTTCTTGAATCGCATATCGAGTCTTGAGCCGCGTTCTGTGCGTGCTCGTGCTGCTGCTGAAGCGGGCGTGGTGAATGCTGATGATGATTCCGTCTAGCGTGTTGGGGTCGTATTCGTCGTTGCGGAAGGTTATTAGTGACGCTGCGATGGATGACCTGGACTCGTTGATGGTGTCGGTGTTGCCGGAGTCGCCACGTGTGCAGCGTGAGGCGTTGCGGGATGTTATGCCTGATTTGGGTGACCGGTATGTTGGTGCGACGTCGATGGTGGCAGCTGAGTTTTTTGATGAGCTGATGTCGTTGCAGGATGTGGCGAAACCGGTTCGTGCTGACACGTTGCTCGTGGAGGACCCGAACCGGTGGCGGTCGTTGGTGGATTGGTCTGCTGCTGATTACGTGTTTGAGCGGCTGGGTGCTGATGCGGTGTTTTCCCGTCTTGCGGGCGGGTTGACGAAGATACTCACGGAAGCTGCGGCGGACACGATGATCGGGAACGCTGAACAACAACTCGATAACTTCTATAGCGCGCAGCGTGTCCCACAACCTGGCTGCTGTGCATTTTGCAGCATGTTGGCGTCTCGTGGTGCTGTTTATACTGAGCGGTCGGCTACTGGCGTTGTGGGGCGGGGTACGCCTATTGGGTCGCACCGGTTGGCGAAAGGGATTCGTCCTCGTGGATCACGGAAACTTGGTGAGCAGTTCCACGATTACTGTCGTTGTGAGGTTGTGATCCTGACCCAGGACAACCAGGCTGAGCTTTTGGCGATCCAAGAACAGCATCTCGCAGCGTATGAGAATGCCGCTCAGAACGCAGACGAGGGCAGGTCGTTGGCATGGAAAGAGACCACGCTGAAAGACGGCACGACGAAGCGGACGCATCACTGGGTGAAAGACGGCCAAAAACACACTGCCGCGGATAAGACCAGTGACATCCTGGCCTCGATGCGCGCCGAACTCGGTATCAAATAGATCTTCCAGTGGACTCCCGCTGGTGAACGGCACCCGACCGTTATTTCGGGGTTTATCAATGCTGACGAGCTACGGAGAAAGGGTGTGATCAGCGTTGTCTGAAAACACTGGGAAGAACACCGCAGAAGCGGGAGAACAGCAACCAAACCAAGAGCAGACTGAGTCTACGTTCTCGCAGGAGGACGTGAACCGGATTGTTCAGGAACGGTTGCAACGAGAGAGAGACAAGTTTGCTGACTATGAGGATCTGAAGGCCGCTGCCCAGCGTGCTCAGGAACTTGAATCAGAGAACCAATCATTAGCAGATCGGGTAGCCGAGTTTGAGGCCAAGGAAGAGCAATCCAAGTTGATTGCTGAGGTGTCTGAAGCGACTGGTGTACCGGCTAATGCTTTGCGTGGCACGACCAAAGATGAGTTGGAAGCTCACGCGGAAGTGCTGAAGTCTCTTGTGCAATCCACTGGCCCTGTGATTCCCGGCCAGGAGAAAAGACCAAACAACGTTGAGGATAGCGAAGAGCGGAAAGCCGTTCATGGGCTATTCGGTAACTGACTTATAGAAAGGCATCTATCATGGCCGTTTTCGGTACTAGTGATGCTCAGGTGCTGATGCCTCGCAATATTGCGGATGGCATGATCACCGAGTCTCGCACTCTGTCCACTGTCGCGCAGCTGTCTGGTCGTGAACCGCAGCTTTTTGGTGAAACTGATTACATGATCTTCAATGACTTCCCGAAAGCGGAATTTGTTGAAGAAGGTGACGATAAGTCGTCTACTTCTGGCGGGTACAGCTCGGTGACTGCGAAGCCTCGTAAGGCTCAGGTCACGATGCGGTTCAACCAGGAAGTGCAGTGGGCGTCTGAGGATCACCAGTTGTCCATCTTCCAGGACCTTGCGAATGCTGGTCAGGTCTCCCTGGCTCGCGCCCTGGATCTTGGCCTGATTCACCGTATTAACCCGCTGACTGGTAATACCATCACCGGATGGGATAACTACCTGGACGCTACCGATAAGCGTGTCACCTATGACGGCACTGTTGAGGCGGACCAGGTTGTCCGTGAGGCCGTTGGGTTGTTGCTGCAGCAGGACACTTCCTGGGGTGTGAATGGTTTCGCGGTTGATCCACGGTTCTCTTGGGAGCTGTCGAACCTGCAGACCAAGCTCGCCAATGGTGACCCGTCTGGTATCCAGCGGTACCCGAATCTTGGATTCGGCACCGACATCACCTCATTCATGGGCGTCAACACCGCTCAGGGAAACACCGTCTCTGGTACCCCTGAAGCGGCTGATACAGGTGTTCGTGGCATTGTTGGTGATTTCCAGTCCGGTATTCGTTGGGGTGTCCAGCGGGACCTTCCAGTTGAGCTGATTCGTTTCGGTGACCCTGATGGTCAAGGCGACTTGAAACGCAAGAACCAGATCGCACTGCGTCTTGAGATCGTCTACGGCTGGTACGTGTTCACTGACCGGTTCGCGGTCATTGAGACCGGCGGTGGCGATTCGGGGGAATGACGGCCCGTTATCTTCCAAGCTACTAGCTGCTTGATAACGGGCTGGTCAGACAACAACTAGTTGGGAGGTCCGGTCATGGCTGACACGGTTAAACCGTTTCCATTCGCAACGGTAAAAGAGCTCAAGGCCCGCTGGCCGGACATGCCCGCTGGTTCGGAGGATCACGCAGCGACTCTGCTAGAGGATGCGTCGCAGTTCATTCTGGACATGGTTCCATCGTCTGCTGACGCGAAAGAGTCCACGCGCCGTCGTGTGGTGTGCGCCGTGGTTCGTCGCTCAATGGAAGCGTCTACGGCTGACCTTTCTGGTTTCTCTCAATTCAGCGTTGGCACTGGCCCATTCAGCATGGGAGGGTCACCTGCGAATCCGCACGGAGACTTCTATCTGACAAAGAATGAGAAACGATCACTGGGTGACGGACAGCAGAAAGCGTTCAGTGTCCAAGTCACAGGCCAGGTAGCAGGGTTAGAACAACATCGGCCTTGGTGCTCGTTGATGTTTGGGGCCACCCGTTGTTCCTGTGGGGCTGATATTGCGGGCGAACCGATCTATGAGAGGTGATGACTAATGGTGTGGCCTTTCCCGAGATCCTGGTTCATCACGGTCAAAGTTGAGCGTGGCGGCGGTGGGCTCGACCGGTTTGGTAGGCCGTTGCCGGTCGAAGAGTTTGAAGTGACTAACTGCCTTTTGGGCCCGAAGTCGATGAATAACGAAGACCAGTATGGCGCATGGTCTGATTCTGATGCGGCCTTGTACCACGAAACCCAAATGTTTCAGCAGAACGATTTGATCATCGTTGGTGATGGTCTGATGAATGCTGGCAGGTGGGAGGTTCAGGCGCCGTCGAATCAGTGGCCGTTTGGTACTGAGACGATACTCAGGCGGGTGAATCAGCATGGCGAGGGGGTATAGCAAGAGAACAAAGAATGTGTATTACGAGTCGAAACCGGCTGGTATGCGTGCTCTTGGTGTTTCAAAGGTGGCGTCTAAGGCTGCTGGACTGGGCGCGTCAAGGTTGGTGTCTGCTGCGAATGCGTTGGACCCGAAAGGGAAATACGCGGCGCGAGGTGTCGGCCTGTATGCGGGGTGGGAAAACGAACCGCGTAATGGCGCTGTTGTCGAGGGGCAATGGTATCCAGGCACGACGACAGCGGCCCTGTTGTCAGCTATGAGGCAGGTGTCTCAGAAATGACTGACCCGATGGTATTCCCGAATTTCGTGGCTTCGTTTCTTGGTCATTTCGATGGCCAGGAAATCCTGGGCCACAAGGTGGTGACATCACTGATTTTAACCACGATTGACCCTGCCTCTGGTGAAGTGATCTTGCATGGTCGCAACATGCAGAAGCGAGACGCGAATGGTATGCGAAATCAACGCACCAGGTTCTCACTGTATGGGCATGACTACTGGACTGCTGAGTCAATTGCTGAGGTCATCCATTCATCACTGCTAGATGATGGCGTCACGATTGAGCCAAACATCATGAATCCAGAGCTTGCGTTTTTTGATCATATCGAATCTGAGCAGGCACCCTTCCTACAAGAATCACCCGGTCTAACAAGCATCGTGTTTGTGTTCGACCTTGTGGCCGTGTCACGGTCCATCAATTAATAAGGAGAAAATATTATGGCTACTATTGAAGCGTTGATGGCCGAGGGCCATAATCGTAAGCTTCGCCGGCATGGTGGGCTGAAGCAGATCGTGTATCTTGCGCCTCAGTCTGTCGAAGTTCCGACCTCACTTTTTAGTTCCGGTAACGAGCTGATCGATCCTGTCAGGATTGGGTTCCATCCGGTCGGTCTGCTGACTGATGATGGTGTGGAATTCAACGACAGTTTTGAGGTTGAAGGATCTTCATCTGTCGGGTACACATCGAACACGCGTGAAGATCCCGGCGAGACTGAGCGTGGCATTTCAGTCACGTTGCAGGAATCGTACAACAAGTTTGTTGAAGGCGTGGTCCGGGGTGCTGACTACTCTGGCCTGGAGATGTCAGAGAATGGTGAAGTGGTTTTTGATGACCCGTCGTTGCCCATTCTGACTGAGTACCGTGGCCTGGTTTTGTCCGTGGATGGTCCGCCTGAGGATCAGTGGATTATGGGCAAACTGTATTTCGCGTTGCAGCTGTCCTCCCGTGATGCGTATTCGTGGGCGAAGGGCGTCACGATGGACCGGCCGGTGAGCTTTACTGCACTCGATGATGCGGTTGAAGGCATCCCGTCGCGTGAGATTATTGCTGGCACTGGGCCGCTTCGTCATGCGAAAGCATTGGGTTTTGATATTGCTGCTGGTGGTGGCGACGAGTCGGGGGAATAACAGCCCGTTACCTTCCAAGCTACTAAATGCTTGGTAACGGGATGATCTGTTTTCTAATCATTTTGAAAGGAGCCTGTGATGGCTGAATGGAATGTAGACCTGCCTGCCAAGGCGGTCGAGGGCGCGGATACGCATGTTCAGGATCACAACGCGGTGTACGACGCGATTAAGGAAGTCCGCACCAACGTTGATGCGATCGAACTGACCCCTGGCCCGAAAGGCGCGAAGGGTGACAAGGGCGAGCCTGGCAAGGATGCTGAACCTCAATTCACTGAGGAAGAAGTCGCAGCACTCAAAGCCCTCGCAGCAGGCTAGCCTCACAATACCGGTGGCTGTGGTGTGGCCTCGGGGGATTGCCACGGCCACCTCACCCCCCCACCAAATAGTTTGAGGAGACACAATGTCGAATTTCAAACCCGGCGTGATCTTGACCAAAAAGGATGACCAGCTCGGTACGGTAACCACCAAGCCTGGCACGAAAGCCGAATATAACAACCTGAAACTGCATGGCTGGTCCGAGCAGAAGACAAAACCTGCTACCGGGCAGTCACAGAAGAAGGAGAAGAAAGACTAACTGAGCTGCTTCACTAGCTCAACCACAGCTTTCTTCTGACCATAATCGAACACTGTTTTCTGACCGGCCTGATTAATCGTAAACGTTGTGAGATTCGCAGAGTTTGTGGAACTATCTAGCCCGGTTATTTCTGAGCGGTCGATCGTGTACACGTCTGGCATTCCAGCGATCGTGGAAACCCATAGTAGGCGTTGATCGGTTGTCACCATGACGCCGAACCTTTTTCCCTTGCGGCATGTCAGCGCGTACTCGACCGTCTCAGCGTCTTTAAGCAGATCATTCAGAAGCGCCTTATTCTTGGTGTTCCGTTTGATCTTGTTTGTATCCAACACGTTTTGTAAGTCGTCACGTAAGGCGACCTTTTTTGTCTTAAATAGCATATCCCCACATTATCAGGAGGCCACCATGGCAAAGTCTGACCAGACAAAACCTATCAAATCTCTCGCCGCGCTGCGCAAGGAGCACAAGCCCGCGAAAGCGTTTACGTTCACCGTTGACAAAGACTTGGAACTCATTTTTGAGGACTTCAACTACTTTGATGATGAGCGGTACTTGCGCATGATGGATCTGATGGACAAGGCACATGGCAACACTGCTGATTCGTACAAGGAGCTTGTCTTAGCAAATGATCAGCTCTTTGAAGAGTGGATTGGCGAAGAGGTTTACGAGAAGCTCAAGGCCAAAACCACGATTGTTGAACGTGCACAGATTTCTGCGCAAGCTGGACAGTATTTCAATAATCAGCATGGGGCGGATGACCCAAAAGACAAGTAGTCGGACAACTGGTAGCTAAGTACACCCCGCAGCTTCGCGCAGATTTCGCGTCGAAGTACGGGGTGGACTTAGCACTGCTGGTTGCCGAGAACCGGTATCAAGCCGTCCTGGACTTTTTCTACATGTTGCCGTCGTATTCGCTGACGAACGAGGCGATCATGAATGATCCTGAAGAAGTCGATGCGATGGCGGAGCAGGGATTATTCAAAGAGTCTGATCAGAAGCGTACGACACGTATTTCTGAGGACACGCCGCTTTTGTCTGCGATCAATGACCTGCTGATTGAGCTGCGCATTGCGAATCGTCTTGCAGCGCAGTCGAAAAAGCCTATTGAGATGCCCCCTGAGACGAGTATGCCGCTGGTCAGGGAGGCCCAGTCGCGCGCTAAGAAGACTGACTATGAGGACCTGAAGGCGTTCTTTAGCAGCTGATTAGCGGGCCACTTCATCACGTCGGGAGTCACATTCTGTATGGCTCCTTTTTTGTTCCCAGAAGGTAGGGTGATCCAAATTTCGGTTATCGGTAACGCCCAGGTACTTGTCACGCCTACTTTCTCTGGCTTGCAGTCAGCTATTGGGAGGGGCTTCGTCAAGCCTCTAGAAAAAGGCGTGGGAGCCGCTGATCCCGGGAAACGAATTGGCGACAAGGTCATTTCTGGTCTCGGTAAGGCGCTCAAGGTGGGGGCTGCGGGCACGGTCGCTGTGGGTGCTGGTGTTGTCGCAACAGCGCTCGCCAAAGGATTCCAACGCCTTCAGGACATCGAAGAAGCCCGCGCAAAGCTTAAAGGTCTTGGTCATAGTGGTGAAGAAGTCGAAGCCATCATGGACAACGCACTCAACGCGGTCAAAGGCACAGCCTTTGGCATGGGTGAGGCTGCATCCCTGGCTGCCACGATGGTCGCTGCTGGTATTCAGCCTGGTGAAGATCTAGAGCGTGTGCTGACGTTGGTGGGCGACGCTGCCACGGTTGCAGGCACTGACCTGAATGATATGGGCCTCATCTGGGGTAAAGCTGCGGCGAAGGGCAAGATTGACGGCCAGATTGTCAATCAGATGCTTGAGCGGCAAATCCCTATCTTGGACTTGCTTGCTGACCATTATAATGTGACGGCTGCGGAAGTGTCCGACATGGTGTCGGAGGGAAAAGTCAGCTTTGAGGACTTTGCCGCAGCCATGGAGACTGGTGTTGGCGGGGCCGCCCAGGAATCCGGGGATACGTTTCTTGGCGCTTGGAAGAACACTATTGCGTCTCTGGGTCGCATTGGCGCGTCACTGCTTGGCCCATTGTACGAGGCCGGTAAAGCATTCCTGAACTGGGCTATGGAAGCTTTGGAGCCGGTTGAGGATTGGGCTAAGTCCATGGAGCCGATCATCGCAGACGCGGTGGCAGGATTGGCGAACTGGTTCCAAACTACGTTCCTCCCAATCGCTAGCAATGTTGTTGGCGCGCTCATGGATATTGGGAAATGGATTGTACAGAACCGCGAGTGGATCATCCCACTCACGCTCGCGGTCGGAACGTTCATCACAACGTTCCTTGGCGTGCTTGGAGTCAAGTCCGCGATTGATTCGGTCAAAACTTCATTCGGTGCGCTCAACACAGTCATGAAAGCAAACCCTGTCGGGTTGGTGATCTCTGGTATAGCCGCCCTGGTTGCTGGTTTGACCTGGTTTTTCACACAAACCGAGATAGGTCGCAAACTCTGGGCGACCTTCACTGAGGCACTAGGCACTGCTTTGACCTGGTTATGGGAGACCGTGGTGCAGCCGGTCATCACTTGGATGGGTGATGCGTTCACATGGTTGTGGGAGTCTGTGATCTCACCGGTTGTCGATTGGATTGTTGCGGCCTGGCAGTGGCTCGGTGAGGTTTTCACTGCCATCAGCGGCGGGATCGGCACCACGGTAGACGGTATCGGCTCCGCTTTCTCGTGGCTCTGGGAATCAGTCATCCAGCCAGTCACCTCGTGGATTGCTGACGCCTGGAATGCAACGGTCGGATTCATTCAAGCTGCCTGGGAAAACGTTCTGAAGCCAGTGTGGGATGCGGTAGCAACCGTTTTGCAGTGGCTGTGGGATGCCGTGGTCTTCGTGGTTTTTACGGCGATCTGGACGTACTGGCAAGTCATGTCCACGACAATGCAGGCCGCTTGGGAGTACATACTTAAACCGGTCTGGGACGCGGTCGCTGCGGTCGCTACTTGGTTGTGGGAAAACATTCTCAGCCCAGTGTTTTCGTGGATTGCTGATAAGTGGCAGTACGTGGTTCTCGCGCTTCAATTTTATTGGGAAACTGTTTGGAAACCCGTTTTCGATGCTGTTGCTTTTGTTGCTCAATGGTTGTGGAATAATGTTTTGTCGCCCGTGTTCTCATGGATCGGTGACAAGTGGTCTGTGATGGTTACCGGGATGTCGTTGGCGTGGCAGAATATTCTAAAACCCGCTTGGGATTATCTGGCCACTATCGCTCAATGGTTGTGGAACAGTGTTTTGTCCCCCGTGTTCTCGTGGATTGGTAACCACTGGCAATCCATGGTCGACAGCATGGTTTGGGCTTGGCAGAATGTTTTGAAGCCGACGTGGGATTATCTTGCCGACATCGCTTTCTGGTTATGGAACGCTGTCTTGTCGCCCGTGTTCTCGTGGATTGGTAACCACTGGCAATCCATGGTCGACAGCATGGTTTGGGCTTGGCAGAATGTTTTGAAGCCGACGTGGGATTATCTTGCTGACATCGCTTTCTGGTTATGGAACGCTGTACTGTCCCCGGTTTTCACGTGGATCGGTGACAAATGGTCGTCAATGTCAGGCCTCATGTCCGACGTTTACCACAATGGCATCAAACCGGTTATTGACTGGTTTGGGGACAAGATGGAGAACCTTAAATCCCGGTTCAAAACAGCCGTGGAGAACATCCAAAAGCAGTGGGACCGGCTGAAAGGGATCGCGGCTAAACCGATTAAGTTCGTCATCCAGGATGTCTTCAACGACGGCCTGATCAACGCACTGAATAAGGTTCCTGGGGTTAACATTCCGGACATTCCGGAGCCGGGTTGGATTAACGAGTACGCGACCGGTGGTTGGACTGGTCCTGGTGGCAAGTTCCAGCCTGCTGGTGTTGTTCACGCCGATGAGTTCGTGATCCGCAAGTCGTCGCGTCGCCGGTTTGAACGTTTGCACCCTGGCCTGTTGTCGCACATCAACGAGCACGGGGACCTTGAAGGGTACGCGTCTGGCGGGCTCGTTAAACCTGTGAATGGTCCTGTCACGTCGAAGTTTGGTCCACGGTGGGGTGGCCACCACTCGGGTGTTGACTGGGCCGTCCCAACTGGGACACCTGTTCGGGCCGCGCTGGCTGGCACGGTGGCACGCACAGGGTGGAACATCGTCACAGGCCGTACCGGGATCGGCGTTCTGTTGAACCACCCAGGAAACAGGAACACGTATTACGGCCACTTGCAGAAAGCTAAAGTAGCCGCAGGTGATGACGTTTCTAAAGGCCAGACTATTGCGTTATCAGGTAACACCGGTAACAGTACTGGCCCTCACTTGCACTTTGAAACCTGGTCTGGTGGGAAACCTGTTGATCCGCTGAAACACATGGGTGGAATCCCCGAAGGTGACGACGACGGCGGCGGCGGCTGGTTTGACTGGTTTGACCCGTTAGCACCATTCAAAGCGCTTGGCAAGAAAATCACCAAATGGATAACCGATAAGTTCCCTCACGCGGAATACATTTTGGACGCGTCAATCGGTCTGGCCAAACAGGCGTTTGATTCCATGCTGGAATGGGCGAAAAGCAAAATCGGTCTTTCCTCTGGTGACAATGAGGGCGGTGACGCTGAACCATCTGGTTCTGTTGTGGATCAGGTCAGGGACGTTGCCAAACGGTTCGGCTGGCACACCGGTCAGCAGTGGTCCGCTTTGTCGGATTTGATTCAGCGTGAATCGTCGTGGAACCCGAACGCCGCGAACCCGTCCTCAAGTGCGAGGGGGTTGTTCCAGAAGATGACATCCTTGCACGGTCCGGTTGAGTCTACTGCGGCTGGTCAGGCTAATTGGGGTTTGAATTACATTAAGGGCCGTTATGGTAGCCCTGTTTCAGCGTTGAACTTCCACAAACGGCATAACCATTATGATACTGGTGGTTTGGTTGACCCGAAACCGATCTTGCGTGATCAGGGTGGTGTTCTTCCTCCTGGTTTGTCGATGGTGCTGAATAACACTGGCCGGAATGAGTATGTGATGAATCAGCGGAATTTGCATGATTTGGAGCGTGCTTTGCAGTCCCGTCGTGGTGCTCAGCATGGTTCGACCATGAATTTCTATGGTGATGTGTTGACTCAGTCGCCTGCCGAGTTTGCGCAGGAAGTTCATAAGGAAGCTCGTCGTAAAGCTTCGTTGGCTGTGCCATTCTAGGGAGGTTATTCGTTATGCCGTTTCGTGAGAGCGCGTTGATGCCTCCGGTGTTCCAGTCGCCGCGGGGTGATCGCAGGGATCATAAGCCGCCTGTGGTGTCGATCAAGCCGTCTGGTGAGCCGATGGAGTCTGGTATCCGGTTGCACCACAACCAGCGGCGTGAGGGGTATTTCCTTAAGAAGGATGTTGAGGGCCTTGGTGTTGCGCCGGTGTCGGTGGAGGCCGCTGAGTTGGCGTCTGGTGGGTCGGTGTTCAGGCATGCCCGGTTGGAGGCTGGTGACATGTTTTTGCCGATCCACCTACACACGCCGGTGCCTTCGACGTTGCCTCAGATGTTTGACCGGCTAGTCCAGATTGTGCAGCCTGGTCAGAAACGGTTTTTTGATGTGATCGTGTTTGACCCGTACTCGCAGGGGACGCGCACCCGGAAGTTGATGGCCACGGAGATCACTGATCCTACGCGTCATAATTATTGGTGGTGGACGGTCGGGATCACGGCGCAGTTTTTTGACCCGTTTTGGTATGGGCAGGTGCGTGAGTTGCGGCGTCGTCTGGGCAACATTGAGAAGAAGTTCATTACGGCGAAGCCTGATCCGAACGGGTATGAGTTCCCGTTTTTCCCGGTGCGTATCGGTGGCTCAGTTGTCCAAGGCGAATATGAACTCCAGGTGGCTGGTGATGCGCCGGCGTATTGGTCTGCTGTTGTTACCCCACTTGGTGAGGATTTGTTGATCCAGAACGCGCAGGGGGAACGCATTTTTGTGCATGGCAGGGTTGATGAACCAATCCTGATTCAAACCAGACCGCAAGAACAAGACATAACGTTGGCTGATGGGACGCCAATTTGGGATCGTATCGACCCTGGAGATGATGACTTCTTCCCGTTGCATCCTGGCCGGAACCATATTCACGTGTCGATGGTTGGCGCTAATCAGCAGTCGGAGATTTTGATCCGGTATCGTGAGGCGTTTTTTCATGCGATCGGTGGTGGCAGCTAGTGATCCACGCTGACTTTTATAACCGGGATTTGCAGCGTCTTGGGCGGATCCCGATCCTGGGTGGTAGCGCGGTGATCCGCAATAACGCGGTGTCTACCGGTGTGCTTGACGTGAACGGCAATAGCCCATTGTGGCGGCGGTTTGAGACTGACCCCCGCTACCGGTTAGAGGGCGGGCACGTGGCCGTCTACGACGGCAAAGATCAGTTGATCGCGGGTAAGCTCAAACAATATGTTGAAACGAATACCAGCGGGTTGAAAGATATTGAGCTGCATTTCGAGTGCCACCTGTCCTACGTGCACGGGATGATCACACTACCGAGTCCGAACCGTGCACCGGAGTCACAGACTGTGCGACCTTACTACCGTGAAACCGGGCCAGCCGAAACGGTCATCAAAGACGCCGTGAGACTGCATGTGAGCCAAAACGCGCCGCGTGCTGAGAATCGGAACCCGATCATCGTGGACCTGCCTGAGGGTCGCGGTAAGAGGGTCACGATCAATTCCCGCTTCCAGAATCTGCTTGAGGAATTGCAAGCGGTCAGCAAGAACTCCGGTGTCGTGTTTTTCTCGTACTTGGACCATGAGACCTCGCAGATCCGGTTTGGTGTACGCAAACCCAACGACTACCGCCGATCCATCAGGTTGCGTGAGGCCAATGGCAGCGTCGAGCAATACTCGTATTCTCTCGAAGCTCCCACGGCGTCACGCGTGCTGGTCGCAGGCCAAGGTGAAGGCACAGGCCGCATGCTGAGACTGGTCGAATCCGATCAGACCGATTGGGAAGTCAAAACACTCTTATTCCAAGACCGGCGCGACACCGAAGAAGCCAAAGAACTCATCAAGGCCGGGGAAGACACCCTAGCTGATCATGTGGAGAAGCAGTCGATCACCATTGACACGTCCATGATGGGCAATCTCAAATACGGGCGGGACTTCACCAGGGGCGATCTGATCACCGTGCAGTTGACGGATAAGACTAACATCCAGGACACGTTACAGCGGGTGGAGCTCAACTGGGACAAAGGCGGCACCACATACAAGGTATCTGTTGGTCCGGTCATGGAAGAACCCGACGCGAACGATGGCAAAGTCCGTGAGCTGATCAAAGAGTTACGCGCCGAACTACGCCGCACACAAAACAACTAACCGCGTTTACTCCCCTAGCCGCTCACTTGGGCGGGTTATTTGTTTAAACAAGGAGCACCTATGACTGAAATGCCATCCCCATATGACATCATTCAAGACGAACGAATCGATGGACTTTCAGAGCTTGTCACCCCCTACTATAAGCCGCCTGGTGAACAGGAATATTCATTCCCGGTCGTTGGGCAGGGAGTGTCATCTGAGATGTTCCAACAAATCAGCCGCGCAGCTGGGACAGGCGTGTTTGTCCAGCATGACGCAGAAGGGGCACAATCACCATACCGGCTCACCAGGCTGCCAGGCGGTGACGCTGAAACCAATGCCAAGAACCAGATGATGCTCCGAACTTCAAATGCCACAGGCAGGTCAGAAGCCGCCATCGAGGGATTCTTCCATACGCAACTCGAAGACATGCCGGTGAGTTTTCCGCCCGTGACCACACCGACAACCTACTATCTGGCGCTGACGTATGATCCCCGTCGTGAGGAAGAAGAAGCCGGCCCAATCAGCGTCGAAGTACACGCCAACAAACTACCAACAACGCACGGCAGGAAACACATTGTCCTGTACACGCTGCGACGCGAACCAAACCAGCTCTTGACGCAGGCCACCACTCAGCAGCACAAGCCCTGGCTAGGGCATGTAATCAACGTGTGGCGGTACAACGATCTGCCAGAACCGACAAGCGTGGAGTACGGGACGTTCGCGGTGGTCATCAACCACCAGAAGGGCAACGGCGGTGTCCCAGACCTGTACACCAACCGCAGTGGTCATGGATGGATATCAATTCTTCAAGACGATAAGTTCGATGTCACCTATTTGCAGAACAACTGGGAAAACTATCGTGAATTTGGGAATCTCAAGGGCACTATTTCTCGTGGGGTCGTTCACTTGCAGGGCACGGTCCGGCGTGGTGTTTGGATCGCTGGCCGCAATATCGCAACCGTGCACAGAAGGGCCGCGCCAGCTAAAACCTGCTTCCTGGACGTCAGGTCAGCAAGCTCAACTAACCGTCCTGACATTCGCATTAACGCCGATGGGGAAATTTTCATCAACGGGACCGGCAGGATCGGTAACCCTTCGTTTCTGACGTTTGATGGTGTCAGCTACCCGCTCGGCGCGTAAGGAGCACATTTTCATGGATTTTTCTGATTTGACTAATGAGGAAATGTACGAACTCATGCACCAATTGGAAAACGAACTTGTGACACGTCAAAACCGGGAAGCGCTCGCACGCGACATCAATGACGTGCTGCTCACAGCACGACTGAACGGGGCCGCGCGCGAGCCAGCAGACGAATGGACCCACACCCCGCCCATTGATGAGGCGTTCGCGCTCGGAGAAACCACTGTGAAGGACGGGGAAACATTCGTGTCGCAGCTCCCCATCAACGTGTGCACGCCTGGACACTGCAAGACTGCCTGGAAAAAACACGACCCCGACACACCATGATGCGCGGCGGGGAAAGTCACCACCACGGCCGGAGAGGAGGCCGGAACCAATGTCAGAAGGCGCACCAACACGCGGTGAAGCACTCTCCCGCGTGGCAACCTACGTCCTCATGTTCACCGCAGGCACATGGGTGATCCTCACACCGCCGAGGACGATTGAGGGCATCATCGGAACAACATCAACCTTCGTTTGGGGAGCCCTCCTACTCCTTGCGTCCGTCGCGGCCGTCGCGGCGTTGCTGATGAAATGGCGCGTCGAGCTAACGGTACTCCCACTGCTCATCGCAGGAGTTGGCATTTACGCGGCCGCTGTCTGGGCCGACGTGCCCGAAACAATCACGCGTGGGCCACAAGCGTGTATTCTCACGGCGTTCGCGGTCGGGCTAGGCACTCGGCTCCTTTCGCTCAGAGCGCTCGCAAAGAAACACGCTGCACAACATCGGAGGTGACTGTGGACTCAGGCTGGTTGACTCTCCTCATCACTCTTCTTGGAGGGACCGGTCTCGGTGGGACAGTCGCTGGCATCTACTCGGCCAGAGCCTCCGCTAGGACCGGTCAATCTGGGAATGAGGTCGAAGCCGCGAAAGCGGCAACAGCGAACTGGGACGCATTCACAACGAAAATCCTGGCCCGCGTGGACGCGCTCGAAGCGAAAGTGAAACATCTGGAAGCTGATCGTGCTGTTGACGCGGCTTGGATCAGTCTACTCCAGGAGCACATTTGGTTGGGGAAGCCGCCGCCGCCTCCGAACCGGCCACCACGGGACCCTCGTTGATTGAATGATGCGCGGGTTTGCCTGTTCCTGGACGTGACATGCGGTACATCAACGATTCATTCTGACCATCCTGTGTGGTGGTCGTTTTTTTCTGCCGAACGAAGGAGACAAAAATGGTCATGTACACGGGCCTTGCGCGGGTCGCCAGAAAGACTGGCTACCCGGTGGTCGAGGTCAAGGGTTGGAAGCGACGAGGGTACGGGCAAATGTCCGGTGCCCGCTCGGTCATGTGCCACCACACGGCCGGGCCACGAAACGGGAACTATCCGTCCCTGGGTGTGGTCCGGGATGGTCGGCCGGGCATCCCAGGGCCGTTGGCTCACTATGGGCTTGGTCGTGACGGAACAATTTATGTGATTGCCGCCGGCCGGGCAAATCACGCGGGCAAAGTCAGCCACACGAATTACACGAACTCTTACAGTATCGGTATTGAGGCTGAGAATACCGGTCGCGGCGAACAATGGGGCTCGGCGCAAATGGACGCTTACGTGAAACTCTGTGCTGAGCTGTGCAAAGAATTCCGTTTGGACATGTCACGGGTCATTGGCCATAAGGAGGCGGCGGTCCCGCGTGGCCGTAAAGTGGACCCGACCTTCAACATGACCACGTTCCGTAACGCAGTCAAACGTGGCTACTGGAAAACACCAACAACTACCCCAACAGCAACACCATCGACGAAGAAGGGATCATGGTTCGACATGGCAACTAAAGATGACCTGAGACAAGTCCTGCGTGAAGAGCGTAAGCAAGCATGGCTGTACAAGGGCAAAAACGAGGATTGGGACACCTACGCATACTTGCGCAAGACCCACCGCCTGTTAGAGAACCTGTCTGACACGGTTGGCCGTAAAGTCTGGTCCTACAAAAACCATCTCACCGACACTGATATTTACGCGTTCGTTCGGGCAACCCATCGGCAAGTGATGGCCGCACAGGGTGAACGTGAAGGGTTGCTGAAAGCGGTTGAGGCGCTCGCGGCGGGTAAGAAAATCAACCTTGAAGAAGTCCGTGAGGCCGCCGAGAAGGGTGTCTCGGACGCGCTTGGCAGTTTAGAGGCTGACGTCACCCTTACTGTTAGCGCTGGCCAGGACGAAGAGCGCGAACAGGAAGAGCGAAAGGAGTAGCACAACGTGACTATTTGGACTAAAGCTTTCTGGAAGGGCGCCCTGGACCGGGCAATTAAAACGTTTTTTCAAACCTTTGTTGCGGTCCTGGTTGCCGGGGTCGGCGCTGACGCTGTCGGTATCTCGGCCGGTATTCTTGACGCGCCGTGGCTGGCCGCGCTGAGCGTCTCAGCCCTAGCAACGTTCCTGTCCATTGCTACCGCTGTGGGTAATGCTGACAACACCGCGAAAGATGCGTCGCTGGACTCTGGCCGTGGTGTATAG